ATTGGTTGCATATGGACAGTTAACTCGTGCTAAAAATGCCAGCAGTCTTGATAGAATCAATGTTGCAAGACTGGTCGCGTACCTTCGTAGGCAGTTAGATCTATTGGCAAGACCGTTCTTGTTTGAGCCAAATGATGCACAAACTCGTCGTGAGATCAAGTCTGCAGCAGAAAATCTCATGATTGAATTAGTGGGTCAACGTGCTCTATACGACTTTATCGTAGTCTGTGACGAAACTAACAACACACCGGCTAGAATTGATCGTAACGAACTATATATGGATATTGCTGTAGAACCTGTAAAGGCAGTTGAGTTTATCTACATTCCTTTGAGATTGAAAAATACTGGCGATATTGCAGCAGGTTTATAATATAAATAATAAAGACTAAGGAGCATCTAAATGCCAATCGCAAGTTTAAATAGATTTACCGTACCATTAAGTGGATCACAGGCCTCCAGCACTCAGCCTTTGCTGATGCCAAAACTAAAATATAGGTTTCGTGTAACACTTGACGGGTTTGGAGTTGCAGGTGCTCCTACAACCGAAATGACCAAACAGGTTATGAACGTTGGCCGCCCGGATATTTCCTTTGCTGAAGTAAAATTAGATGTTTATAACAGCGTTATTAAGATGATTGGTAAACACTCATTTGCTGATACAAAACTTACTCTTCGTGATGATGCTAGTGGTATTGTTAGCAGAAAAGTCGGCGAACAGATGCAGAAACAATTTGACTTTTTTGAACAGGCCAGTGCTGCTGCTGCAATCGATTATAAATTTAGAATGCGTGTTGAAATCCTCGACGGTGGTAACGGTGCCTACGAGCCGATTACACTGGAAAGTTTTGAATACCTAGGCTGCTTTATTAAACAGGCTACATATCAAGGCGGGGACTACACATCCAGTGATCCGATGGATATTGCATTAACTATCACGTACGACAATGCCATCCAACTAGAAGCACCTGGCGGTGCTGCTAGCGGTATTGGTCTACAGGTTGGTAGAGTTCAAAGAGATCCAAAAGCGCAAGGATTGACCACAGGCGGTTAATTTCTCTATATTGGTTGTACAAGCCCGGCTTAAAAACCGGGCTTTTTTATTGACTAAATAACAGCATGAGTATTAATAATTATCTAACATCATCTGCACCTGACAATGATAATGGCAGAGATATTTTCCACGATTATAGACATGCCTCGCGGTTGTATGTAGAAGATCTACAGGCAAGAGCACCTAAATATGGATTTTTATACTATGTAAATTTTGTAATAAACAAAAGTGCTACATTAAGTGATATAAATCAAAATGTTGGAATGTTTGTTAGAAGAATTGATCTTCCTAGATTCAGTGTAAAAACAGAAACTATGAATCAATATAATAGAAAGACTGTTGTACAAACCAAACTTGAATATAGTCCTATTGCCATGGATTTTCATGATGACAATAGTGATATAACAAACAGTTTATGGATTAACTATTATAGAAATAGTTTCGCAGATAGTAGATACCAAGAAAACGACACAGATGTACCCACAGGATTTGGAGATACCAAATATGGAGATATAGATTATACATACGGTATATATGATAGAGAAATATCTAGATCCTTTTTTAAAAAAATTGATATTTTTGTAATGCATCATACCAAACATACATATACAAAAATTTCTTTAATTAATCCTAAAATAACAGAATGGAAACACGATAGTCTTGATCAAAGTGAAGGTACAAAAGTTTTAAAAAATAGCATGACCGTAGCCTATGATAATGTGCTTTATTATGCAGGACAGGTTTCTGAGAACAGACCTGTAGGATTTATTAACGAGTTGTATGATACTAGAGAAAGTCCTTTGAAAGTTGGGGGTAATAACGCCAATAGATATCTAAATCGCTATCAAGGATCTCTAGTAAACGACGGTGATCCAACATTTGATCAAAAGGTACTAGACAGACAAACTGGACGTACTATTCCTGCACAATCTGGAAACCCTTTATTTGATAAAACAGGAGTTGCTAGAAAATATAATAGTGCTATAAAAACATCAAATGGAACATTTGATGCAGCAGGCCCGGCAAGACCTTACGGATTAATAGGCGGGCCTAGCAGAACTAACAATCAATTTTTAGATATTGCAGGAATATTGGCCAAAGATTATCTTAATAAAAACGGGCTAGGACGACGCGGGCCGGTTGGTTACAATATTGCAAACAGCGCACTAAATGCGATAACTCGCGAGGGTGCTGGAAAATACTATGATCCTCCAAAAACAGAAAATAATCCCGGAATATTTAATTTGCCCGGAGGTATTGGCATCAATGTCTTTAAAGGATTTAATACCGGTGTAGATGGAAAAATTCGTGCTAACCCTGCTGCTTTAATATTCTCACCTAAAAGATAATTTATGATAACCGGATATACCAATTTACCACCAACTGATTCTAATAAAAATGCCACAGTAACAGGTTTTGAAAATTATCAAAGTTTGCCAATGGGAGTTGATCCTACAATATATGCTGCAATAGTGGGATTTTTTACCAGCAGAGGATTTGACGGTATAGCAGCAGAATTAATTAGTGAAACTATAATCATTCAATCCAAACAAGATGGATATAACCCAATACAGATTTTAGATTCGTTAAAAGGACTTGACCAAGTTGATATCAGCGGTTTGGTTGCTGAGATTTTAAATTACAACAGATTTAAAACCAGCAGTCTAGGCATTTCTCAAATAGATATCACCAATACTGAAATTGCAAGAAATATATTGGCATGAGCCTGAAATTTAGTCAAGGTGTTTATAATATAAAGAATCCAGAAAAGTATGCTGGATCTGGAATGCCTAGATATAGAAGCAGTTGGGAACACACATTTATGCAATTCTGTGATAATAATCCCAGCATACAACAATGGGCCAGCGAAAGCGTAAAAATACCCTACAGAGATCCACTTACAGGAAAACAGACAGTTTATGTGCCTGATTTTTTAATTGTATATCTTGATAAAAATTTAAAGAAACATGCAGAACTTGTTGAAATAAAACCAGCAAATCAAATGTTGAAAGAAAAGGTCGGTAAGAATCCCTATAACCAAGCCCAATATGTAAAAAACATGGCCAAATGGGCTGCTGCTGGGCAATGGTGTCAACAACATGGATTGAAGTTCAGAGTGATAAACGAGACCGACATCTTTCATAATCCTAAATCAAAGCGATAAGTAAATTACTATGACTAAGAAATTAGAAAAATTACTCGACCTTTCTCCAAATACAGAACCGTTTATAGGATCTACCCCAGTGGATGCTCAACCAGTTCCTACCATCAATCTTCAAGAAAAACTGGAAGAATTTGATAAAATATCAGCAGCACTGCCTCGTGTAAAAGGACTGGGCGATATAAGCGATGCAGAACTAGATGCATTAGCCAATAAAGCAGAACAAGCCTACGATGATCTCATGGATCTAGGCATGAATGTAGATCCTCGCTATGGTGCTCGTATGTTTGAAGTGGCAGCAAATATGATGACTGCTGCTATTAATGCTAAAAGCGCCAAGATTGACAAGAAACTAAAAATGGTTGATCTCCAGTTGAAAAAACTGGCTATAGATAAAAAACATGCCGAACCTGACAACAATACCATAGAAGGCCAAGGATACATTATTAGCGATCGAAATAGCATCCTTGAAAAACTTAAATCTTTGAATAAATAATATATCATGAAATCATTCAAAAACTACCTTGCAGAATCCAAGAAGCAGTACGATTTTCGTATTAAAATTGCTGGGGAAATGAGCCCCGAGCAAGAATCCCTACTTAAATCCAGTCTTGATCGCTTTCAGGTCAGCGGATTTAAGAAAACAGGAAAAACACCTATTCAAGAACTGCCATTGGATTTCCCTCAGGTCAAGAACTGCGAAGTTAATATGTACGAAGTAGTGCTGGATTATCCTACTACTCAACTGGAACTGATCGAATACATCAGCAATAACCTAAAAGTTAATAAACAAACTGTTGTGGTTAAGCGTCCGGGGGAACCCAGTGAAGAATATCAGATGGCAGTTGAACCTCGCGAAGGTGCGTTGTTAGATGATCCCGATTATAAAGAAGCAGGAAATCCTCAATTTGAAGATTACTACGGGGACAGATACAACAGCGGATTTGTTAAGGAATTGAATGATATTCTCAAACTACAGCGTAAAGCAAGAGGGGAAATTATCCCAACCCAGGGTGCTGCAAAATACAACACAGATAGCACCGATAAAACCGGTAGTGTTTTAAAAACCGCACCCGATCCAAGGAAATAAAATTATGCAAATGATAGATCTAATGCAAAGATTGGCTGAACTTGATGCAGCAAATCCTAATGTAATTCGCGAAGAAGCCGGCACAGTTAGTTGCTCTAGTTGCGGCGAGAAGTTTAAAATTTCTGGTCGTAAAGATGGGTTTAGTCATTGTAGTGATCACAAAGGCCATAAGGCATTAGATGAAAGTGCTAATTTAGAAGAGTGCGGAATGGGAATGATGCCCATGGGCGGTATGAATGCTCCA